AGCTGGCAGCGCGGGACCAGCTCGATACCCACCACACCGAGGAACTGAATCGTGCCCGCGCTCAAATCAACACTCTGCAGCTTGCTGTTGCTGATGGCAGTTACCGGCTGCGCATCAAAGCTTTCTGCCCCGCAATGCCCGGTGCCCCCGGCACCGCCGGCCTGGCTGATGCAGGCAGCGCCGAACTCGCAGCAGACGCTCGACCTGATTATTTCACCCTTCGAGATCAGCTCGCCTTAAGTCGGCAAATGATCCTCGGTCTGCAGGACTACATCCGCCAGGTCGTGCAACGCACGCCGGCACAACTCTGACCCTTTGCAACTCAACCTTACGGAGACACCGACATGAGCGAAGTAAACCGCAGCATCACCCTGGAACGTGGCGACAAGGAATTCACCTTCAACCTGACTCCGCAGGTGATCACCAAGTACTTCAACGCCACGACCCAGGCCAACAAGGTCGCGCCGGCCCACAACCTGCTGATGGGCACCGTCAAGGACGAAGACAAGGCCGCACTGAAGGCGCTGCTGGAAAACCCGATCACCACCATGACCCTGGCCGGTGCGTTGCTTGAAGAGTATTCGCCGGACGTTGAAGTGATCGTAAAAAAGCCCTCGAACATGCCGAAGGCCTGACCCAGGACGGGCTGGGCCAGTTGCTGGCCCTGACCCAACGCTGGCTGCCTGGCGCTGAGCCCACGATTGAAAGCATGGGCACTGCCAAGTGGCTTGAAGACGAACACTGGAGACGCATGGAAATTGCCGTCGCCAACGGCATTTCCACTGCTTTTAACGGATAACCCTGATGGCTGACCGTTCCGCCCGCCTGGCTTTCATCCTGAAACTGACCGACAAGGTCAGTGCCCCGTTGGGCAAGGTGAAAACCAGCTTTAGCGACCTTGCCGCCAAGAGCCAGCAGAACATCATTCAGATGGGTGCAGGCCTGGCCGGCATGGTGGGGGCGGGCAAGGCCATCACCGAATCACTGGAACCGGCGCTGGAAGTGAACCGGGCGCTGGGCGACATGCGCGCCTTGGGCACCGCCGAAGACGCGCTGGCGTCGCTGAACCGGACGGCCCTCGAATTTTCGATCACCTACGCCGCCAGCGCCGCCGAGTTCGTGGNCCAAGGTCACCAAATCCGACGCCGAAACGACCGGCGCGTACCTGGGCACCATGTACAACCTGTTCAAGTCCCAGGCAGACAAAATGGGCCGGGTGGAATGGGCGCAGCAGCTGACCGGCCAGACCGCGCTGGCGGTGAAGCTGTTCCGCACCGATGGTGCTCAGTTGAAAGACGCCTTCAAGGAAGTCGGGGCGATCGCTACCCAGGCCGGTGTCAGCTTTGCCGAACAAATGGCGGTGGTCGGTACGCTGTCCAGCACCATGGAAGGCGGCGATGCCGGCGGGCGCTACAAGGCGTTTTTTGAAAACCTCAGCGCGGCTGCCGAGAAAACAGGCCTGAGCTTCACGGACGCCGCTGGCAATGCACTGCCCATGCTTCAGATCATGGACAAGTTGCAGGGCAAGTACGGCGACCTGACCAGCGCTGCTGCCGGCACCAAGCTGATGGAAGTGTTCGGCGGTGAAGGTGCCCAGGTGATCGGCGCACTGGCCAAGGACACCGATCGATTGCGCAACGGCATTGCTGAGCTGGGCAAGATCCGGGGCCTGGAGAACGCCGAGAAGATGGCCAAGGCCATGGTCGACCCCTGGCAGCAGTTCGGCAAAGCCGTTGAAGCGCTGCGCATCGCCTTCGGCCAGTCCCTGATTCCGACGCTGACCCCGCTGATGGACCGTCTGGTGGGCATCGCCAAGACCTTGACCCGCTGGACGCAACTGTTCCCGAACATCACACGGGTTATCGGCATCACCACGCTTGTGATCTTCGGCTTCGTCGCCGCTATGTCGCTGCTGACCCTGGTGGTCGGTGTCAGCAGAATGGTCTGGCTGGGTATGCTCACCGTCTGGAAGCTGCTCACCTGGCAGGGTTACAAATCGATCGCCATGTTCCTGTTCCACACGGTCATGGTCGCTGCGTTCGTGGTAGGTCTGATCGGGCTGTACACCTGGATGGCGATCGTGCGCGTCGGCATGTTGCTGTGGCAAGGCGCGATCTGGCTGGTCAACGCCGCCATGCTGGCCAACCCGGTGTTGCTGATCGTGGCCGGCATTGTCCTGTTAGCCGCTGCCGTGGTCGCGGCGGTCGTGTACTGGGACGATCTGTGCACGGCGCTGATGAACACCACCGCGTTCCAGTGGATCAGCGATCAGATGGCCAAACTGTCCAGCTGGTTCGACTCGATGGGCGGCTGGTCAGGCATCGCAAAAACGGCCTGGGACAGCATCCTGTCCACGGTCAAGGGCGCAATCAACGGCCTGATCGAGATGGCCAATAAGATCCCCGGCATCAACATAGAAACCACGTTTGGTGATCTGCCCGAGCCGCCGAAGGTTCCAGATCTACTCGGTCAGGTGGGCGCACCTGTACCGGGTCCACAACTGCCGGCAGTGGTGACCACACCGCTGGCGGGCACCGTACCGGGAACGGTCGCTCGATCTGCGCCGGCCCAGGGTGCTGCAGCGAGAGTCCAGGTGAAACCTGCACCGCCTATCAGCCTGCCGCAACCCAACGTGCTGCCCTTCAAACCGCTGCAGATGCCAGCTCCGCAGATCAGTCAGGCCGACCCGATCATGCTGCCGCCGGCGTCGGCTGATCTGGCGTTTTCTATGCCAGCCAAAACGGCACTGCCAGAGCGCGTCGAGAAGGTCATCGAGCTGCCCGCCAAATCGGACAAGGGTATCGAGGCCCGCAAGGCGATCAACGCCAATACGTCGATCAGTCCCACCAAACCGCAGGCCGTCCCGAATGGAGGACTGATGCAAAGCTTCCAGAACCAGAGCAACGCCATGAACCCCAACCAGCGCCCCGGCACCCACGTCGAGACACTGAATATCAATACCTCCAAACCGATGACACCGCTGGAGCTGGAAAACATGATGGCCATGGCGGTGGGCGGCTGATGAGTGAATACGTCGACCTGCTGATCATGAACAACGACCTGGTACTCGACCCGGCTCGCCAGCCCCTGCTGGTGGATGACCGCGCCTCAATCGCTCAGGACATCGCGCATCTGATCCGCGAAAGTGGCCTGCTGATCACCCTGGTGGCCGAGCGCGACCGATTGCGTCAGCGTGACTGCATTCAGCAGATGGAGCTGCTCGTCGAGGATGACGAACGCCTGGTACCAGGCACCGCGCAGATCAAGCAGGCCCAGCCGGGTGTGTACCTGGTGACCGCCACGACCGTGAAGTTTGGCCAGGTGGAGATCACCTTGTGACCGTCGACTTCAAAAAGGCGCTGGGTGACCCCGGCATTCCGACTACCGAGGCGCAGCTCAAACAGGCCTGGGAGAAGCTGGCCGTCGAGCAGGGCAGCACGCTGACCAACACCAGCGCGTACAGTCCGTTCTGGCGGATCATCACGGCGCTGGTCACAAAGCCGGTGCTGTGGCTGCTGGAGTTTGTCAGCGGCGCGGTGCTGCCGAATTTCTTCGTCAAGACTGCCGGTGCGCAATGGCTGGACATGCTGGCCTGGGCGGTGAACATCGAGCGCAAAGCCGCGACGGTGGCCGTTGGTGAACTGCTCTTTACCCGCGCCAATACCTGTGGCGAGCTGGAAGTGCCGATCGGCACTGTCGTCCAGTCGCCGACCCTCAACGGTCATATCTACCAGTTGGTAACCACCGAGCCGCGCAGCTTTGAAGAGGGCCAGAGCCAGTTGGTCGTGCCGGTCAAGGCCGTGGGAGCCGGCAGCGGCTACAACCTGGCACCGGGTTATTACGCGGTGCTGCCTCAGTCGGTACCGGGCGTTGTCCAGGTGGTCAACAATACCGACTGGCTGCAGACGCCTGGCGCGGATTCCGAGCATGACGACCAGTTGCGTCTGCGCGTGCGCAACCAGTTTTCGGCGGTCAACCAATGGCACACCGATGCGGTGTACCGGGCGATCATCACCGGGTTTCCTGGGGTTGCCGCTGACGGCGTGTACTTTGAACACGGCGCGCCGCGTGGACCAGGCAGTGCCAATGCCTTTGTACTGTTCGACGCAGGCGTGCCCGCCGATACTTTCCTCGAGCAGATCAACACGCATATCCGCGACGGCGGCAACCATGGCCACGGCGACGATCTGCTGGCCATGGCCATGCCTGAAACTCTGCACGCGATCAGCCTCAGGGTCTGGCCGGTGGCCAACCTCACCGTGCTGCAGCTGCAGACGCTGCAGGCTGAGGTCGGGCTGTTCATCCGCGCTGCTTTTCGCGAGAGCACCCAGAGTGACTATGCGCCGACCCGCACGTTTCCTCAGTCGCGGTTCAGTTTCAGCCGCCTGACCGAAGAGCTGCACGCCCAGTTTCCGAACATCAGCTCGTTGCGGTTTGCCAACAGCGACATCGTGTCAGCGCTGAATATCCCGCGTATCAGCACCCTGGCAGTGGTCCTGCAATGATCAAGCTCAAACTGCCGTTCTGGCTCGAGGGACTGGAGCTGACCAAGCTGCTGGCCACCGCCCAGCTCTGGTGGGAACAGGCCACCGAGTGGCTGCGCTG